CTTCTACTAATGCACGATTTAATTCATCTTCGTAAATCATTTTTAATTGTGGAACTAGTTCTGGTTTTTCTTTTAACGCTAAATAATAAGATAAACCTGATACCATGCACGGTACAAAACGATAAGGAACATCACTCGCATTTGTGTAATCTCCAGCATCTTCTATTCTTTTTACATAGTATAAATGAACTTCAGAACCAGCAGCCGTAGCGTCTGGTGTCGGGTATACACTTACAGTCACACGATCAATAAAACGTTGCACGTAATATTGTGTTGGTTGACTTTTAGTTAGTTTGTTAGATAGAGCAGAATATGTTGACCTGTCTATTTTTGTTAATGCTACATCTGTTTGTGATGTAGTTCCTCTGCTAGTTCTAAATGTTGCTTCAAGTACATCGTCCATGCCAAAAATTGTAGAGTCTGTTTGTACTGTTGTTGCCTGTGCTCTGTTAGTGTCAGCTGTATCGTCTGCCGCACTTCTAAAAAAATGATACTCAGCTTGTCCTTCAACAAGATTTATATTTGTTTCTTTTAGTTCCCAATAATGCAAACCTCTATTGCCCCATTCTTGAAACATTATGTTTAAAGAACGTCTAGCAGATTTTAGTCTGTATCCGTTGAGGTCTTGAACACCTAGTCGTTCATAGGCTTCTTCCATTATTTCATCAATATAGAAAGTGCTATCGAACGTTGATGTTCCTGAAGTAGTGTTTGGCATGTGCTACTCCTTATTAATAAGATTTAATCAGCTCTAATATAATAGTGTAGTGATCATGTGCTGTGTGGCCATGAGTTGTTAAATCAATATCGCCATCAATACCTGACCCAGCATTATTTTTAATGCCTCCAAAAGATCTAAAATCCATATAACCTGAAACAGGTCCTGCTGCTGCACTGCCACCTAATACTAATCCAACTACGTTAGAAGAAGCGTTAAATTCTAATGCAACTCTCATTCCACCTATATCATACCATACTTGACTAATTGCAACCCTAGAACAATTGTCCCCAGATGCGTTGTTTACTAATGTATCTACATCTATTTTCTTAACAGATGATTCACCTGTTCCATCAGATATGTTCGTAAGTTTTATAACAGCGGTTCTTTCGCCGTCTGCTAATGTTTGACTTGTTACTGCGTCTGCCATTTTGTTTTTTCCTCCGTTAGAGAGAGGGAGCCGAAGCTCCCGCTCCACATAAAGTTAATTTTTATTGGTCTGCGAATGCAGGTGCGTCTGCACCTTCAGCGTAGCCCCAAATATAATAGTTAGTACTGTCTTTCGCTAAAATATTAATTTCAAACACACCAAAGTCTGTAAGAGTTATTTTAGAGTTAGAATTACCATCTGAGTAAATTGATACGTTATCAGCATTTGAATCAGCATGAACAATACCACCAAGAAAGAAATTAGTATTTCCTGGAGTTACTATAATTAAGTTTTCTGCTTCTTCTGCAGCTCCACCATAAACAAATTTAAAGTGTGCGCCACCAACTGGTGCTGGTAAAGTGATCGTTCTGTTTGCTGCAAGTGCAGGAACTACAAGAGTTCTTCCACTGTGTGTTGCATTATCAAGAGTTTTGTCTTCATCCCCTAATGCTACAGGTGCATCACCCATAGTGATAACTTCAGTAATTACTCCTGTAGAAGAGTTTTTACTTACCGCTTTAAGTGTGCTTTCCGATCTAATCGGACCGCTAAAAGTTGAATTTGCCATAATTGGTCTCCTTTTCCGCCAGTACAGTCTGAGACATTGTCTACTGCATGAGTCTATACTGACTATTTATGTATATGCAGTGCGTCGAGTATACGCTTTTAAATGTAAATGTGCAAATAAAAAGGGGCCCGAAGGCCCCTTAATTACTTATTGATTTAGTGAATCTTAAGCAGATCCATCAGAACCATAAATACCACGCCAGTCAGATGCGCCGAAGCTGTATCTTTCTCTAGCTTTGTATCTCATGTTTCCTGTGTCAAAATCACCTTCCATTGCAGTTTTTAAAGCTGCTCTTTGGAAGTGTTTTAGTCCATTAGGAACGTCTGTTTTAATGAAGAAAGCATCACTATCTGTTAGGAAGTTGTTTACCACGTATCCTTGTGGAAGCATTCCTTTTGAAGATAATGCGTTTAGATCATTGTCAGAAGTTCCAACTCTTTGGTTAGACTTTAAGATTCTTTCAGCGTTAAACTGATTAGCAGAAGGAACGATTAGTTTCATTCCTCTAGCTGCGATCTTTAATCCTCTTTCGTCTTTAAATGCTGCAATGTCGATCATTGCTTGCTCTAAAGAAGTTTCAGATAAGTCAGCCAATGTAGTTGGTCTGTTTGACTGGTTTCCGCCACCAATAGTTGGGTGGTCATTATCAATTAAGAACTGACTGTCTCCAGAAACACCTGTAGCAGTAAATGCATTATTTAAAATGTTTGCTGCTTTGATTTGTTTCGTTTGAGCCATAGATCTTGCAAGTGCTTTTGTATAACGCTTTGCGATACTATCATACAAGTTATCTTCAACAGCTTCCTCAGTGATAGAGAAAGCGAGAGCAATTGTCTCGTGATTATAACGTGCTGTGAAAGATTCGTTCGCGCTGTCAAAAGAAACTGCAGAACCTTCTGCCTTAACTGCTGCTTCACCGAAACCACTTAGCATTACTTCTTCTTCAAAAGCTCTATCAGAAGTCTCTGTGTCGAAGATTTCTGCGTGTTGGTTTTCGTATGATTTATACTCAAGTCCGAATAATGCATTCAGACCTGGCTCTAGCTCTTTCGCTAGTTGTTGTCTTGATATAGCCATAGTTTAAATCCTCCTGCTATTATACGACATGCGCAGGTTCAGCAATGAAACATCTTAGTACATTTGCTGCGCCGAACGCGTTGCCTGGGGTTTTAGCGAGACCTAGCATTTTCACACCAGTTAGAGTAGTACCTGTATCAGACACGTCAATCTCTTCTCCAGAAATACCTGTTGTAGTACTTCCTGAGTGAGTTGCATCGTGGTCCATATACGTGCCTACCATAGCTTGTGTTGCTGCGGTATCACCTTGAGCTTCGTACACTTGGTACGGATCGTCATAAACAAAACATTCTGAGTCGACATCTAGATCGTTGCCGGCATAGAAGTTTTTAAATGTTGGTTTGCCTGTGGTTTGGTCAGTGAAAGTGTGACCTGCAAAAACCATTAGACCGGCATCTGCTACAGCAGCTTTAATAATATAGCCACTTGCAAATTCTACCATGTCGCCCTGGAACATTGCCGTGCTGTTACCATCATCAATATGATATTGTGATAAAGCACCATTGTCTGGGTTTCCACCAACTTTTCCTGAAGGTCTAAAACCAAAAGGGGCATCTATATTTGCCATATTTGTTTCCTCCTTAAAGGGTTAAGTTGTTAAATTGGAGGTTAAAAAGATTAGTTCTTTTTTGAGCCACCAAAAGTTACACGAGTCTGCCTTTCTTGATTGATCGGCATACTTGGGTGCTGTTCCTTTAAGACATCGGTTTCTAAAGCTTCGTTTCTATCTTCCGTTATTTTACGGTGATATTCTTCACGAGACTTTGCGAGCTCTTCGGATATCCTTGCCAGCACAAGGCCACCAACCCCAATCACTCCTGCGTATTTTCCGTCATGTACAGTTGGATAATCATGATCTGGATATTCATCGGCTCTCACCAATTCCCAACCTGATCTTATTTTGCCTGTTATGTTCTTTGTATCATCAAAGCCCATACTTTCAGCTCTTATCCATCTGTGCCTGAATCCATCGGGCGCAGGGGGTGCATCTAGAGAAGATGGAGGAGCCCATACTTTAGGTTTTTCTTCTTTAACCCTAGTTTGGCTCACGCGGGAAGTTTTAACAGTTTTAGTTCCTGTATCTTTTTTTGTCATATGCTTATACCTCCTTCGCGGCTAATTGTTTCGCATACTCTTCGAGTGGCACACCTAATCTTTTAGAAATTGCTACCTGTGATGGTGTGAGTTTCACAGTTTTTCTGCGTCCCTTTGCGGCCGGACGTTTGGCACTTGCTACATTTTGCACCGGAGCTTGGCTCGGTGCTTCTGCAGATTGCTCCACTGTACCAAATTTGTGTGGGAATTCAAGTCTTATTCTCTTATCTACTTCAGAATAATATTCCTGTGTTTGTGGATCAAATCCTTCTTCTTCGACAAGCTTTCTGTGT